CGAAATAATTAAAAGCCATATCTTAAATCCTCAGTCAACCGTGATATACTATCATTTATACCTGTAAGTTGTCTATCTATATTATTATCTAACAACACCTAAGTAATCTCCAGTATACTTGCCACAACATGCAATCTGTTAGCGGTAGCCGCTGTCACTTTTAATATTTCTCCAGCCTGTACAATCAAAGGGGCGGTTAGTAGTTCTACCGTAGTATTAGCCCCGATTGCTTTAACTTTAAACAGACTAAATACAGTTGAGCCGTTTGTTATTGTTACAGTTATTGTATCTGCGTTACCCGTGTCTTCCGACACCAAAATAGACTTTACTACTCCCGTTGTTAACGCAGGGCAAGTGTACAACGTAGTCACACTTGTTGCTGTCAAGTCTAGTTTTGCATTTACGTACGTGTTTGCCATTAACCTATAAACCATCCCATTGCATCAGATTGTTGAGCTAAAGATTTATCTCGTAAGGCAGTGTCTACCTGATTAAAATACAAACGCAAAACTTTGTTGAACTCTTCAAATTGAAACGGTCTATATTCTTGAGGTGGATAAGGTAAAGCAGGAGCGCGAAACCCTATTATGTGGTTGTTATTAGCCATTACCGCCTCCCATCTGGACGTAAATCTATTCTAGGTGAGCCTAACTGCCATTTAACCCCTGCACCAGAAGATTCAATTTTAAACGCCATTTGTCTACCACGAACTCTTACATTAACTTGTCCTGTGTACTGGTCTACAGGAACTACGCTACTACGTGTAACGGCTCCTTCGTTTGACCCTCCCTGCGATAATGGATCATTATACCCAGAACCAGAATTAGCCTGTGGCAATAAACTCATATCTATTGAAGGAGCGCTAGTGGTAGACCCATCAAAGTTTAAGTCTGGTAACACACGCCACACAAAAGAAAAATTAGTTCCTTCATCTAGATCAAATTGCCCTGATGATACATAAGCAGGGATCGCTACAGGAGAAGTTGTTTCCGCATCATCACACCCAACTTCTTGAACAACAAGTTTGTTATTATATGTAGCAGCTATTGGTGAAGGTCTTTCTCCAGTATCTAACCACGCTGTACGTCCCATAGTACCATAGTACCATGTATTTTCTAAGTAGTTATATACCACGTATCTATCATTAGTCTTAGATGCAGAAGAACAATAGAACCACCAAACTTCATGAAATCCTTCGTTAGTACCTGCGTACACTTGATCATATTGTTGAGGATTAATATCGGCAAACACATAACGTCGTACATCACATGGTAACGGTTGAGTACGTCCGTCGTATTTATAAAATTTATCTTTGCCCATCCAATAAGCTGTACCGTTAGCATAAGCCATAGCGTTTTGTGAAGCGATAGATATATTATCTCCAACTAATTGCGAAGACCATACAATGGGAGGTGCAACATATTGAAACGAATACAAGGCGGAATTAGACCAGATAAGAATTTCTTGTCGTGCTTGCATAACGGCTACTAGTTCACTACCACGAGATAACGTCAGACTACCTGCTTGATTAACTGCTGAAGGAGTCCAGTCGAGAAAATCTTCTTGTGATGACCACCTAACATGCATAGGATTTTGTGTAGTAGTACCAATTGGATTTGTCCCAATACAAAACACAAACCGACTAGCGTCAGAAGTAATTAATAGGTTTTGTACCGTAGGCACTCCACTAGCACCTGAAATACCAGAAACTAGCGCTCCTCTTGTACTACTACTCCCACTACCGTCCCAAAAGAATATACTTCCACCACGAGGACCAAATATTAAACTCTGTCCAAAGTTAGCTTGTGACCAAAGACGTATAGGTTTTACCGAAGAACCTCCAGTTCCCCAAACTCCAAGTCCCCAAGCGCCAGCACCCCAACCTACAATAGGTACGCCAACAGAAGCACCGATATTAATTTGATATGTTGCTGTTACTGAACCACCGCCTGTTGCGCCAGAAGTAGCGGCAGTGGGAGATACTATGGTATAAGTATTACCAGCAATATAAGTTATCTGAAATTCACCGTTTAGAGTTAACCCACCAACAGCACTAGCAACACTAAGTGTAACGAAATCCCCATTTTCATATCCTGCTGTAGCGTCTGTAACTGTTACAACAGTGTTGTTGTTAACGGTTGTAAAAGGATTTGTTAAACTATTAGTGGCTCTTATAGGAGTTATATCGTTGTATTGCCCACCTTGTTCTAAGTAAAACTTTAGGTTAGTTCCTACTCCTAACAAGTCAACACCACCGAGAGTAACCCAAGCTTTTAAAGATCGACATACACCTAAAAACGTAGCAGAGGATATACTTTCCCAACCACCTATTTTCTCAGGGAATCCTTGGCGAAATCTAATTTTATCTGCATCAACCCATGCACCTTCATTACTATAACTAGTAATTTCTCTGTTTATTCCGGGCTTAAACAACAATTTTTGTAGTGGCATATTATCACCTAAAAGTAGTCCCTAACACTGGTGGGAGCGGAGTAATACGTACAGTTACACTCTCCTTAACCTCTTCAAGGTTATCACAGCAAGGATAATTATCTATTTCTGATGCATCAAAAGTGTTACCACATGTTCCACATGTTGTTACTTGAGAGTTAGTTTCTTCGTTCATAACATACCTCATATATAAAAAATAGTCTAATACTTTTATTTAACTGGCCCACTTACCGGTTCTAAGTTGTTCAGTCACTTCTTTTGAGCGCTCTCCAACTTGCTCACTCCAACGTGAGGTTAACATCTCATCGGCGGCTTCTTCAAATGCATGATTCTTTAAATGACCCAAGGTAATTTTAAACTTTTTAACTGTTCCAATACCTACATTGAATGTAAAGTTAATTAGCGCTGATATACGAGCGTCATTTAACGCACCCATCCAAGGAAAAGCATTTAATAGCTGCTTTGTAGCTTCAATAATATCATGTCTTAATAGTGTTTCGGCCTCATCCTCAGAGATACCAACATCTTCAAGATTTCTACCAATTCCAATTGTGAGTTTTTTTGCCGTGCATCGGTACGGCTTTAGCTTCATACCTTCGTGGCGTTTAAGCTGCCTAATTAATTTATTACTCATGTACGTTTCTTTCCCTTATGTAGACCATGACTAGCGAATTGTTTACCCTTAGCAGTGGCCTTTCTTTTCTTTTTGTTTGCCGCAGCTAATTTTTTTCTACCTGCCGCAGTTGATTTAAGTTTTTTAATGGTTGCAGACGGCGCATAAACTTCTCCAGTTTTAGAAGACTTCTTACCACTAGGAGTTCTCCACTTCTGTTTAGTCCATTTTTTTAAAGACTTCTGAGATTTTGCGAGCGCCACTATTTTTTGCCTTTAACTTTTACTTTAGCTTTTTTACTTAAATCTTTAAAGTGAAATAGTTTTACACTTGTTTTAGTGTGAGACTTGTTGGTGTGTAAAGTACCATTAGCCATTTTATGTGAACTGCCTTTATGTTCAGTACCATCTTTTTTATAATGTTTAACGCCTTTCATTTGTAACCTCCTCCTTTAGCTTTATATTGTTTGGCAAGCATTTGAGCCTTACGTGCAGACCATTGACCTGCATTACCGCCCTTACTTCCCGCTTTAATTCTATTGAAAAGACTTTTACGCATTGTAGGTTTAGTGTAATTACCTGCCTTATTAACGGTTGATTTCTTTTTAACAGCCATTATTTTTCCTTTGCTACTGCATTTTTCTTTTCATATGATCTCATAGCTCCCATACCAAGCATACCCATAAGTACAGGAGTTAGCAATGACGGATCTACTGTTGGTACTTCAAACCATATAGCTAGGAACTGTGACAAGATTACATTATACATTAAACCAATTCCACACACCCAGCCGGTAAAAGGGCGCCACCCTCCAATAAATAAAGAGCCTGACTGGGCTTCAGCCTTGTTAACTTCAAGTTGAGCTATGGCATTTTCAGCAGCCGCTTTTTCACTCATCGTTGCTATTTCGTGAGCGAGTTTAGCAGCTTGATCTTTATCAGGGATAAACTTATCAAGTAATCCAGTGACTGGCCCTATTAGTGATGATAGCATTTTCTTTCCTTTAAATAGTGTAAACTTTCAAAGCTTTTCTTTTACCTTTTACATTTATACTTCTAACATACTTATACTTTTGAGTTATTTTGTTAATAGTAGACTCTCCTATTAATATATCAACGCCGTATTCTTTTGTAGAGCTCTCTAGTCTTGCTGCGGTGTTTACAGCGTCACCAATGGCTGTGTAATCAAATCTTGTGTCACTGCCCATATTGCCTATAACAGCCTCCCCACTATTAATACCTATACCTATAACTATTTTTGGCAGCCCCTGTTCCTTTAACTCTTTATTAAGAACAAGCATGTTAGTTTCTATATCTAAAGCCGTCTGCACCGCTAACTCTTCATGGCGTTCTTGATCTAGTGGTGCATTAAAAATAGCCATCATCGCGTCACCAATATACTTATCTACCATACCGCCGTTGTTTTGCACAGCATATTGTTGAGCTGTTAAAGCTTTGTTCATTATGTAAGCAACTTGCTCTGGAGGTAAAGTCTCCGACATACTAGTAAATCCTCGCACATCTGTAAATAAAAAAGTTGCGTATCGTTTTTCACCGCCGAGAACCAATAGCTCTGGTTTATCCTGTAATTGTTTAACCTGTCTGGGATCTAGGTAATGCTCAAATTGTTTTTTAATTTGTTGTCTTAATTTGAACTGCTGCCTAAATCTCAGATAAAAAGCTATTGTCGCTGTAATAAACTGACTGACCATTGTCCAAGTCACATCTATAAGAATACCCTGCTGTACAAGATAAACCCCTAGA